ATTTGTTTGTAGACAATGCGGGTGCGATTGGTTACGTCTCATCCGTCCGCGCCAGCAAGACCAACATCACGCCGGTTTCGGATACGGACTGGCTGCTGCAACTCAACCCCGTCACGTTCAACTTCCGCAAGAAGGATGCGGACGGCAATTACACGGACGAGGCAGATGGCCCGGTCAAGCACGGCCTGATCGCGGAAGAAGTTGAAGCGGTCAATGCTGACCTTTGCTTTTACGACGACGAGGACAAGGGCGGCGCGCTGCGGGGTGTCAATTACTCGCACCTCATCACCCCCATGCTGAAACTGATCCAGAAGCAGCAAGCGGCAATAGCGGCGCTTGAGGCCAAGGTCGCGGCGTTGGAGGCGAAATAATGCAAGACGTAACTTTGTCACTTTCTCTAGAAGAGGCCGTTGCCATCGTGAACCTGATCGGCTCGTTGCCGACGGCGCAGGGGGCGTATCCGCTCTTTGCCAAACTCAAGGCACAGGTGGAGCCGTTGTTGCCGAAGCCGGAAGAGCAGAAGCAAGCATAGGGGGCCAAGTCATGGTCGAGTTGCTATTAGTCTTGTACATCATCCTGCAAGGTCTTGACATGTATACGACGATGGTCGCTCTTAAGCAGGGGGGCAGTGAGGCAAACCCGATCCTAGCCTATCTTTTTAAGTACTTCCCGCCCTTGCTGGTCATGGTCGTGGTTAAGGCTTGTGGTGTTGCGGCCCTCGTGTGGGCCAACTCGTTTTACGTCAACATAATCGGCTGCGCCATTTACGCATGGGTCGTAATTAATAACTGGAAAGTAATCCGAGACTAATATGACTGACGATTTAAACCTTCTGCGTGAGCAGGCCAAAACGGAACTTGCAAAGCTAGATGCCCAAAGCAGCGCCAAAGACGTAGCTGGCAAGGCCATCGGCAAGGACGGTCTTAAGTACATAACGGCCATCGTGGTGATCGGCGTTCTTTCTAGCCTTGCGCTTGACTCGGACAAGATTGCTGCCGTGATGGGCCTGCTCGGTGCCTCGTTGACGGCTTTGATCTCCATGCTGGCTAACATTGCTGGGGCATCCGAGAAGGAAGAAAAACCCGAATTCGAGGTCATCAAGAACCTCATCGCCAAGCTCGACAAGCTGGACCGCAAGGAACAGCCGATGCGTGTGGATGTCGAGGGCGACCATGTGACCGTGACCAAGGGCGAAGATGTTGTGAGGGCCAAGAAATGATCCCTGCTGCTTTACTGCCGATCATCCAACCGTTGTTGTCTAACGGCCTGAGTCTTGTGGCCAACGCCGTCATGGCGAAGGGCAAAAAGGTTGTTGAGGACAAACTCGGCGTACAGCTCAAGCCAGATATGTCCCCCGAGGAGATCATTGCCCTCAAGACGGCTGAAATGGAACATGAGGAGGAGCTGTTAAAGCTCAAACTCGAGGAAAACAAACTGGATCTCCAGGAACTGGAGATGCGGCTTAAGGACGTAGACTCCGCGCGAGATCGGGAGGTACAGATCGCCACCTCCGACAAAGCCCCGTTGCTTAATAAGATCGTAACCCCCGTTCTCGCGCTGGGCCTGCTGGCATTGACGTTCGTCTTGTTTGGGGTCGTCATGTTCGACAATACCCCGGTAGAGTCGAGTCGCAAGGACATCCTGATCTACATCCTTGGCGTCCTTTCTGCCATTTCTACGCAAATCGTCTCGTACTACTTTGGCTCGAGCCAGGGAAGTAAGGAAAAGACCGACCAACTTCGGGAGGCACTGAAATGAGTAGCGTCGCCGAACAGGCTGCTTTCTTGCTGGACGTAGGCAAGCTGGTGCAAAAGGCCACCGAACTCGGGTTCCAGGTCACGGCCGGGGAGCTGTTCCGCACCCCCGAGCAGCAAGAGGTTTACGTCAAGAGCGGCCGATCACGGACCATGAACAGCCTGCACTTGCAGCGCCGGGCAGTGGATCTGAACTTCTTTAAGAACGGCAAACTGACCTATGACAAGGCCACCCTGGCTCCGCTTGGGGCATATTGGGAGTCCTTACATCCGCTTAACTCTTGGGGCGGGAATGGGGTTAAACTTGTGGACACGCCTCACTTTAGCCGGGGCGTTGATAAGCCAGAATGGCGGAGGGTAACGGGATGAAAAAGCCGATCTGGGACAAAAAGCGTCCTGCTGGCCTGGGTAAGTCCAAGGCCTTAAGCCCCGCCAAGAAGGCGTCCGCTAAACGGATGGCTGCTAAGGCTGGCCGTCCGTATCCTAACCTCGTAGACAACATGCGGGCGGCTAGAAAAGGGCGACGCTAATGGCCAGCGTCAAGAAAGAAGCCATCGGCCAGGAGATCCGTAAGTCGTACGAACGTGGCCAGAAGGGCTGCCCGGAAGCGACGATGGACATCCACGTCAATCTCAAAAACCGCAACAACGCGATTAAGGAGTACGGTTACGGGCCGTTGAACCCGGAATCCGAGTCGCGGGCGTTCTGGGATAAAAAGGCAGAACTCTGGCAGACCACAGCGCGCGAGGCCAAGAAGGCCCGTTGCGGGAACTGCGCTGCGTTCATCCAGACCCCGCAGATGCTGGCCTGTATCGAAAAGGGCATCCACGACTACGACGAGACGATGGATCACGAAAACTACGCCCCGGAGGTCGTGGAAGCGGCTAACCTCGGCTACTGCGAACTGTTTCACTTCAAATGCGCTGGCGATCGCACTTGCGATGCATGGCTCGTTGGCGGTCCAATCAAATAGGATGCGGCCATGCCACTTCTTAGACTCTTTCTAAAGCCCGGTATTGACAAACAAAACACCGAATACGGTGCGGAAGGCGGCTGGATCGACTCCGATTACGTGCGCTTTCGTTACGGGCTTCCGGAGAAGATAGGTGGCTGGTCTCCCTACGGTGAGGGTGGCGACGTTTATCTCGTTGGCATGCCGAGCGAGATCTTTACCTGGAACACGCTCGACGGTGCCCCGTTTCTTGCTGTAGGAACCAACAAGAAGGCCTATGTCTACTCGGGCGGCCTGTGGGTAGACATCACACCGATTCGAAAGACCAGTGTCGGGGTGACGTTTGATACGACGGCCGGGGAAACTCGGGTAATTGTTAATGACACCAACCACGGTGCTATTGTCGGGGACTTCGTTACGCTTTCTGCGACTACCGGTGATCCTGGCGGCATTCCCAATGCCACGATGAATGCCGAATATGAAATTGTCGAGGTTCCGAACAATAACGTATTCGTGGTCCAGGCCTCGGTGGCGGCCTCTTCTACAGCCACTGCAACGGGCACTGCAACCGCTGCCTTTCAGATCAACACCGGAAGTGACGTCAGTTACGCTGACTTCGGTTGGGGCGTTGGCAATTGGGGGTTAAGCACCTGGGGTACGCCACGTCCTGCCTCTGCGGCGGTCACGCTCTTCTCGTACGTGTGGCAATTTGACAACTACGGTGAAGACCTAATCATGCAGGTGGTTGACGGCGGCCTGTACAAGTGGGCTCCGAGCGCGGGTTTGACCACTCGTGCGGTGGCCGTATCCGGTGCACCGACAAAGAGCAAATATGCACTTGTCTCGACTCCCGATCGGCACCTCGTCTGCTTTGGAACGGAAAGCACCATCGGAACGCCTTCTACACAAGATCCGATGTACGTACGCTTCTCAAATCAAGAGGACATCAACACCTTTGAGCCTTCCGCGACCAATACGGCTGGCGGCCAGCGGCTTAATGACGGAAACGTGATTGTTTCTGCGCTACGTTCACGCGGACAGATCCTTATTTGGACAGACACTGCGCTTCACGGCATGCAGTACCTCGGTCCGCCGTACACTTTTGGCTTCCAACAGCTCGGTGCAAACTGCGGGCTAATCGGTCCACACGCCTCCGCCGACGTCAACGGTGTGGCTTATTGGATGAGCAAGGACGCGTTCTTCGTGTTCGACGGTGTGGTCAAGAAGCTACCTTCCACCGTTCAAGACTACGTTTTCCAAGATATCAACACTGAACAAAGCCAAAAGGTGCATGTCGGCATCA